GCCTTTGGGAAGTACACACCTGCGCAATTGCAGGCGGCGTTCCCTGAGTTTGCTGCCCCCGGCGAGGAGGGTCTTGCGCAATACACCGCAGCAGCAGAAGCAGCAGCAGGTCGAAGGTCGGGGGCTTCATCAGACGCTGGAATAGATAACAAGGCGCCAACCTTAACCCCACCGACAGAAGATTCCAGTCGAGAGAAAGCCAGTAGTGCGGAGGTAGATGGCAACGATCCAAAAGCATTGAGAGCTTCGATTCAAGCGGGGCCACAAACACAAGATGCACTGGATGCGGCGATGCTGAAATACACGCCTGCGCAATTGCAGGCGGCGTTCCCGGAGTATGGGCGGGTATCCGATTACAACGTGGCTGGCCAAGGAGCCTATGCCCGCCAAGAACAAAAAGACAGAGAAGCTCGCCGAGCAGACCCGAACTACGTTTCGGTTGCTATAAACGGGCCAGTGGTTTCTAAAGTGCCTCAGTCGGAGATTGATGCCGGCAAAGCTGCGGCCCAGCAAGCGGTCAAAGAAGGAAAGCTGTCGCAAGAAGATTACGATTTTTTGGTTTGGCGGACAAACGAGACCAGCTCAGTATCGCAACGGAAAATCAGTGAAGATTATGCTACGCAAGGCAGAAACCCATACGATCCCGAAAATTGGAAAATGGCAAAAGAAGCCAATCAATCTGTCAAAAACAGAAATGATTTGTATGCGCAAAACGGAATGCCTCCGCAAAAAGCTGATTGGCAAATCCCGGGTTATGAAGCAAGACAAACCCAGCGAGATAAAGACAGGGCAGCAAGGGACGCCACAATTGCGGCCGGGCAAAACCCGAACGTCGTAGCTGGCCCGGGGAAGCCCCCAACTGGCAGCAACGTGACTCCACCGCCACCGACGATTACGCCGCCCCCACCGCCACCAACCGGCGGCCTCATTAACGGCAATAGAACGCCTCCCTCCAGCGGACCTGTTCCTTCCACCGGTCCTGTTACCGGCGGCCCAACTACGCCTATAACGGGCACACCCCCGCCCAGTACCGGTAACTCAACTACGCCTACGGCCGATGTCCCGGTTTATGGTCCAGACGGCACAATGTATCCCTCGGCCATGGCGGCTCGGGCTGCTGGCGTGTACAACTTCACGACCACCAAACCGACCAATCCAGCAGCGACAGGGACAAACACCCCACCGCCGCCGCCCGGCACGACGAACGTCGTTACGCCGCCCCCGACTACTGGGCTAATTAACTCCAACAGCCAGCTTTACACCCGGCCAACTACATTTCAATTCCCCGGAAATTAAAGTGTTGCATAAACGCATCAGCTTGTTATACAATCTTTTTGGGCGAGGTGCGTCCAAAATTTACCAAAGCTGGCCATGTGTCAGCTTTTTTAATTTATGACCGATTACTCCTCAGACACTTGGCATCGCCTACGCAAATGGGCAGAAGCCGAGCTGGCTAAAGCCCGAAATAAGAACGATGCTGTATCGCTCTCCGAAACTGATACAGCGTCGTTGCGCGGCGAGATCCGCGTATTGAAAAGATTTCTCGACTTGCCCAATGCGGCAACTCGGGGTGTGGTGGTTACGCCGGATGAATAATCCCGCGTGACTTGTGTAAGTGGCTGTCGCAAGACGGCCTTTTTTATTGGAGAGCATTTTGGAAAACGAACTATCACAGGAACAAGCGCAAAACCTTTGGGATCAAGAAGCCGCAAAGCTGGACGCCGGTGACAACTCACCCGCTGATCAGAATTTGGCAGCTGTGCCGGATGACGCCACAGACTTTGGAACCGAACAATTCGCAGCAGAGCCTGAGAAAGAACCAGATCCATACGCTGGCATGTCAGATGCGGTGCGAGCCAAACTGGCTCAGATCGATCAATTGGCAGAAGCAAATGCTCATCTGCTGCACCACGTAAAGACTACTGAGGGTCGCGTGGCGGCAATGCAACGAGAAGCCCAGCAGGCACGGGCGGCGCAACAATTAGTTGCCCCGCAAGACGCGCCAACGCAAGGGTCTATCGCTACAGCCGCCAAGAACCCCGAGAAGTGGGAGCAGCTCAAGCAAGATTTCCCTGAGTGGGCATCTGCGATGGAAGAGTATGTTGGCTCCAAAATGGGCAACGCTAGTACAGGACAGGGACTGACATCCGAACAGGTGACAGGCTATGTCCAGCAACAAGTAGCGGAAACCCGTGCGGAGATGAGCAAACTCATTGAAGAAGCGCGCATTGAAGGCAAGCACGACAACTGGCGGCAAACGATCAATACGACCGAATTTGCTCAATGGTATGCAGTGCAAAACCCCGATACACGCGCATTGGCAGATAGCCCGCTAGGCCGAGACGCTATTCGCATGTTGGACATGTACCAAGAGGCGAAGAAAGTTTCAGCTGTGGGCATCAGGCAAGAGCGGAATTCACGGCTCGCAGCCGCCGCGACTACTCGAACTGGCCAGTCACCGCCACCCAGAACTCTGGGCGACTTGACTCCAGAAGAGCTTTGGAACCATGAAGCCGCGCAGCGCGAAAAAACAAGAGCGCAACGCGGTTACTAATCAACTTAAATGAAAAGGAAAATAGACCATGTCTATCCAAAATTACGGCACCGTAGCATCGCGAAATTTGATTCGTGCTGCCCAAGGTATGTTGGAACACGCCCAACCAATCACCGTTCTAGGTGACTTCGGTACTCAACGTGAGATGCCACAGAATTCGACAGACACCTTGGTGTTCCGTCGTACTCTGCCTTTTGGCGCCTCGACCGTTGGTACTACCGTTGAGAACTCGACACGTTACGTCGGTACTCCTGACATCACCGCTTCCAACTTCGTGTTGGCCGAAGGTGTGACACCCAACTCAAACACCATCAGCTTCCAAGACGTTACTGTCCAGTTGCAACAATACGGTGTTTTGTTCAAGTACAGCTCGAAAGTCGAGCAACTGTACGAAGATGACATCCCCGGCGAAATGGTCAAGCTGACTGGCGAGACCTTGGCTGAAGTGATGGAGATGGTTCGTTACGGTGTGTTGAAGGCCGGCTCTACTGTGATCTACGCAAACGGCTCTAGCCGCTCTGCTGTGAACACTGCGATCAGCTTGAACGCCATTCGTAAATCGGCTCGTACACTTGAGTCAAACCGTAGCCGTCGCGTGACCAGCCGTCTGGCTCCCGGCGTGAACTTCGGTACACGCGCTGTCCAGCCTGCTTATGTTGTGTTTGTCCACACTGACGCTGTCAGCGACGTTCGTAACTTGCCCGGCTTCACCCGCGTGGAAGAGTACGGTTCATACAAGCCAATCCATGACCGCGAAATCGGTGCTTGCGAAGACTTCCGTTTCATCAGCTCACCCCTGTTGAAATCTTTCGCTGCTGCTGGTTCTGCAACTTTGAACGGCATGTTGTCTGTTGGCGCTGCTAACGTGGACGTGTACCCCTTCATCATCATCGGTGAAGACGCTTGGGGCCAAGTTGCTCTCAAGGGTATGTCTGCCATCAAGCCTGTGGTGCTCAAAGCATCTCAAACCAACCACGCTAACCCATTGGGCCAGTTCGGCTACGTGGGCGCTTCGACTTGGTTCGCCACTGTCCGCTTGAACGACGCCTTCATGGCCCGTATCGAAGCTGGTGTGACCGCTCTGTAATGACTAGGGGCTGAGGCAACTCGGCCCCGTCTAACTAAAGGAAATCACAATGAGCAATCCAGCTTTTTATAGCCTTGTAAATGATGGCCGATTAACCGGAAACGTCATTGGAGCAGTGCTTGCCACTGGCCCGGTAGCGGTGACCGGTGCTACGCTAACAGTTACATCAGAGGTGCATGCAGGCCGTACCATTGTCATCAGTGCTGCGGCGGGGTGTGCGGTAACGCTGCCTGCTGCTACCGGCACTGGCTCTGTGTATCGTTTTGTGATCGGCACAACCATTACATCAAATAGCACTACCATTAAGGTAAACAATGCTACTGACGTGATGGCGGGCCGGGCGTTTGTGATTAGTGACAACTCGGCAGCGGTCTTGGGTTACGCCACGACTTCTACAAGCGACACCATCACGCTTAACGGCACAACATTGGGCGGCCTCGTCGTCGATCACATTGAGATCATTGACGCGATTACGGGCACTTATGCTGTGCGCGTCTTCACCGCTGCGACTGGCACGGAAGCAACTCCGTTCTCGGCAACTGTTTCTTAATTTTTGTAAAGGAATTTCACCATGTCTTACAACATCGAACAAGCCAATAGTGGCTATATGGCCCTGACTGCGGGTGGTCTTACTTACGGCTCCACCTCCAATCTGAAGCTCAAGACTGCAAACACCGTTACCTATGTAAACAACGGTATTCTGAAGTCTTACACCACAGCCGAAGTCGCCTTCAGCTCTGGCCACACCTCGTTGGCCGCAAATCAAAGCTGCTTGTTTGCGCTTTGGCTCACCGCTGGTGGAACAGCGTCGACCACTCAAGGTCCTATCGTTGCTGCGGGCGATCCTTGCCCAGTGCCTGCACAAGCAACGGCTGGTACAACCTTGATCGGACTTTTGAAAATTAGTTCTACGGTCGCGTTTGTGCCTAACACCACGGCTCTTACCGGCGTCACCGGCGTGACTTACACGTTCTATGACGTCGCTTTGATGCCCGGCACTGCCCAGTAAGTTGCCATCCTCTTCTGAGGATTTTGCAGGCCGCCTTTGGGCGGTCTGCTTTTTGGCAAACAGTTTTTTAACCCTGATGGAGAGTAGAGATGGCAAAAGATAATAAAGGCGTCGTGATTGTGGATGACACACCAGTCATCGAGACAGTCGCAGAATCCCGTGATTTTTCCCAGTTGGCAGCAGACGAATCGTTTATGAACGAGGTTGTCACTGTGATGGTCCATTCAACGACTGACGAAAACCAAGCACCTCACGTTATCGTGAATTGCAACGGTACAAACCAGCCAATCATTCGCGGTGTGCCCACACCCGTGCGTCGCAAGTACGTTGAAATCTTGGCCCGCATGAAAGAAACCAAGTACAGCCAAATTACGCGCAACCCTGCGGCACCTGACCAAATCGACATGATCGCACGTCACGGTCTGTCATATCCGTTTGATCTGATCAATGACGAAAACCCACGCGGCCGCGCTTGGCTGCAAAACGTCTTGGCAGAACCAGCGTAATCTGGGAGCTCATCAGTGAACTTTCTCCAACTTGTAAACCGAGCCCGCGTTGAATGCGGTGTGTCAGGGGCGGGAACGCCTTTGACCACTACAGACAATTTAACGGGCGAATCCGCGCGCATGTCCAATTGGGTAAACAGCGCGTGGGTCGATATTCAAACGGTGAAAGAAGACTGGCAGTGGATGCGTTATCCAGTGGAGTTCAACACGGTTACGCAACAACAGATCTACACGCCGACTGAAGCCGGCGTGGGCACGACCTTTGGCAACTGGAAGCGTGACAGCTTCCGGGCGTCGAGCGTTGGCCAATCGTACAAAGACGAGCAGTTGCTGAACTACATGGACTACACCACATTCCGCAACTTGTACCAGTACGGCAACATGCGCAGTACCTACGCCCGTCCAGTCGTGGTCACGGTTGCGCCAAACAAAGACTTGGGTTTTGGTTCGATCCCCGATCAGCCTTACGTCATCGTGGGTGAGTACTATAAAAAAGCAATTGATTTTGCGACGTCCACCGACGAGCCTTTGCTTCCGTCTCGTTTTCAACTGATCATTGTTTACCGGGCCATGATGTTCTACGGGGGCTATGAATCTGCTTCTGAAGTCTATCAACGCGGTGAATCCGAATACAAGCGATTGATGAATCTGCTAGACATCGATCAGCTGCCAACCGTCGTAAGCGGGCCACCTTTGGCTTGAAAGGGTTTTGATGCCACTCAAGACCTCACCCGTATCCTATGACCTGATCCGTCTCAATGGCGGTCTTGATCAGGTAACCCCCACGCTTTCCCTGCCGTCTGGCGTTGCACGCCGGGCTGCAAACTTTGAATGCTCCATCACCGGCGGCTATACGCGCATCGCCGGGTACGAGCGTTTTGATGGGCACGCCAGCCCATCGGATGCTATCTATAACCTTTTCACTTGCGCGCTGACCGGCACAGTGGCCGTTGGCGACACCATCGTTGGACTGGCTTCTGCGGCCACGGGCGAGGTCATTGCGCGCACCGGCAATGACGTTGTCATTACCCGGCAGACTGGGTTGTTTGTAGCCACTGAAGGCATCAAGGTTGGCAGCACAACGGTTGGGACCATTACCACCATTCAAGGCGTTTCAGCTGACGGTTTGCTGAATGTCACTTACAGAAATCTGGCGGCGGACAATTACCGCGCCAGCATCAGTGCCGTGCCCGGGTCCGGGTCCGTTTTGGGCGTGGCCTATTACAACGGAGTTGGGTACGCTTGGCGTAACAACGTTGGCGCCACAGCTGCGGTTATGTACAAGTCAAGTGCTTCCGGCTGGACTGCGGTTACGCTTGGCAAGACTCTTTACTTCAACACCGGCACGCTGGAGATTATTGACGGCGTAACCCTCACTGGCCAAACCAGCGGGGCAACAGGGGTTGTGGCCAGAACGTCTTTGCAAGACGGCACTTGGGCATCTGGTAATGCTTCGGGACTGCTTGTTTTATCAAGCACCACCGGCATCTTTACCGTTGGCGAAAATCTCCGCATAGGCGCCACAACTTATGCGCATGCCACTTCTGTGGCCACGCAGATAACCTTGGCGCCGGGCGGCCGGTATGAAACCGTGGTGGCCAACTTTGGCGGCGGCACAGCCAACTACAAACTGTATGGTTGCAGTGGCACAAACCGGGCCTTTGAATTTGATGGCACGACTTACGTGCCGATTGACACCGGCATGACCGTAGACATGCCAAACCATATTGCCTTTCACAAACAGTTTTTGTTTTTAAGTTTTGGCGCGTCTTTGCAATTCAGCGCTTTGGGCACCCCATACAATTGGACTCCGTTGCTGGGGGCTGGCGAGATTGCCATGAATGGCCCGATCACCAATTTGCTGATCTTGCCGGGTAACCAAGCCAGTGGAGCGCTGGGCGTGTATACGCGCCAAGACACTTCGATCTTGTAC